GGGCTAGAACTTAATGAGGCATTGGCTGAATACGCTGCTGATTTTGCAGAGGCTATGGCAGAGGCTCAGGCTGATTTAGTTGAAACCCTTGCAGAATTAAAGAAAGATTTACAGACTGATCTTGCTGAAATGCAAGACGCTTTCCATGTTGCCTTGGCTGAAATTAATAAAGATATTGCAGAAACTATTGCACAAATTAATGCTTTAATGGCTGCCCTGGCTGCTTTAGGCGCAATGACTATGGGCGGTGGCGGTGGCGGTGGCGGTGGCGGTGGAGGTGGAGGTGTATCTGATTCTGCACTTTACGGCTATGAAAGATTTAAAGCAAAAGAAAGAGCAGATGAATTAGCGGCTGGTATTAGTATTGTAAATAATGTTACAAGCAATGTAAGCCCTTCTGAGATTGATAGAATGACTACAAATTCAATTAAATATGGATCAACTGTAATTGTTGGGCGTGATAGATAATGCCAATAACAACCGAATATCAATTTTCTTTTGATGGTCAAACATTTGGCGCATCAACCGCGTATCCAATTCAATCTGTTGATGGCTTAGAAAGTCTGCCATTTATTCGCGCACAAGATGATAACCGTGGATATGCAGATGGTATGTTTTCAGGTAGAGATTTTCTAGGTGGTAGAAATGTAAGTCTTATTTTTACAACTTTAGCAGGTGGCGGAAATTCTGCCCAAGTAAATTACAACACAATTCAACAAGCCCTATTGCCGCAGACATCTGGTACTACACCGCTTTATTTTAAATTATCTTCTGCTGGTGGTGAGCAATTTGTTAATGCCCGCGTACGCGCTTTAAGAACAACAGTAGATCCTAATTACACCTACGGATACATTACATCTCAGGCAGATTTCTTTTGCCCAGATCCTAACTACTATGACAGCACTTTAAACACCCTATCAATGACCATAGGCGGTGGTCTGGGCCGTGTTTACAACCGTACCTATAACCTTGTTTACCTAACTGGATCAGCCCCTTATACAACCGTTACCAATAGCGGCTGGGCTACTACCTACCCAACTATTACCTTTAATGGGCCAATAGTAAATCCTGTATTTGGAAATGTTACGCAAGGCAATTACATTTTCTTAAATGGTTCTTTTGCAGATACAGATACCGTAGTTATTGATTTGTATAATAAATTAATTACGCTAAACGGTAACCCCGCTAGAAACTTATTATTAGGAAGTTCTGTTTGGTTTGATGCTCAACCAGGAGCCAATCAGTTCTTTTTTTACGGAACAGGTACACTATTCCCTACAACAGCCGTGAGTGTTTCATGGTACAACGCGTACATTTAGGAGTGAAATGGCATTAAGAAACCCGCCTAGTTGGTTACAAAACGGTAGCCACACAGCAGAAAATGACCGTTTAACGGCTAATCAAAATGTATGGGCGCAAACAGGTGTACGCAGAACAAATGATTTAGTTGTAAGTCAATCAGGTACACCAGGTATGAGCGTATCTATTGCAGCAGGTTGGGGAATTATTGTTGGTAATTTTACAACCAATATGGGCGCATATAGTTTTTACAATGACGCTGCAACCACAGCAACAATTACAGCAGCAGATGTAACAAATCCTAGAATTGATCGTATTTGTGTAACAGTAAGCGATTCTGCTTATACAGGATCAACTAATACTATTGCTTTTAATGTTGTTGCAGGAACTCCCGCAGGTAGCCCAGTAGCCCCTGCTACTCCAACCAATTCAATTTCTCTAGCCACCGTATTAGTAGGTGCGGGCGTAACAAGTATTCTAAACGCAAACATTACAGATACTAGAGTTAGAACTCAGATAGATGAGGTAGTTTTAGGCACTTCTAATAACGCTCTAGTGCCAGTTAGAATACAATTATCCGCAGGTCAGACAGGCAACGCATTACAAATTCTAAACAGTTCAGGGTCAATCCTGAACGGATTTGATTCTAGTGGTAATCTACTCACAGGTGGCATAGACGCTGCAAGTCTTGAATACGAGTTCATTATGGGAGCATACTAAATGGCAACTAATACCCCCGAAGTATTTTTTAGAGGCAATCCTGCTTATGGCACAACAAATGTTCAGCGCACAATTACAACGGCTGCACTAACATCAAACTTAGTCACGCTCACTTTTGGTTCTAACCACGGTTTATCTCAGGTAGGAACTCTAATAAATGTTCAAGGCGTATCTAGCGTTTATGACGGGCTTTATGCAGTTAATTCATTTCCTGGTCTAAATACTTGCACTTATGTAAAAACAAACGCAAATATTGGTTCTGCTTCCGTAACGCCAAACGCTTCTGCTATTTTTAATTCAGGTGTAACAGTTGGTGGTGCATTATCAAACCACGCGGTTGTTAACAATGTAGCAATTATTACTACTTCCTCTGCTCATGGTTTGGCTATTGGGAATATTGTCCAAGTTAATAGCGGAAACGCTGCAACAGAAGGCGTTTATGTAGTTACCTCAATTCCTTCATCAACATTATTTACATATACATCTGCAACCGCAACACTTGCTTCCGCAGCCCTTTCGCAAGGTTGTTTTGGTAAATTCCCTGATGTTTATACTTTACCAGCCTCTACAAATGGAATTGTAACTAACGCGATATTTGCTAATCCAACTCCCAATACTGCACAAGTAAATTTAACTATTGACGGAATTGCAGTAGCCAAACAATTATCTATTAATGCTAACGGTTCAACATTTTTAGATATTAAACAATTTTTTGCTACAACTAAAAAGATTTCTGTTGGAACAAGTATTCCGCAAATTGATTGCCAAGTATCAGGCATTACGATAGTTTAAGAAGGGTAAATTATGGGTATTTTATTTCAACCTATTGCGGGTTCAGTATCATTAAAAAGAATTTACACTTCTTCGGGAAGTGAAACATTTTCTGGAACAATAAATAATCCTATTATTGCTTATGCTTTTGTTGTTGGTGCTGGCGGTGGCGGTGCTACATCAAGAACTTCCGCAGATCATGGTCCGACTACTTTCGCCAATACTGGTGCTGGTGGAAGTGGTGGCGGTAGTGGGCGAGTAACTTTTGGAGTGGTTCCTTTAATTGGATCAATTAGTTACACAATAGGAGCAGGTGGTACTGGTGGGACAGGGCTAACACAAAGCACAAATCCAGGTCCAGGAAATCCAGGTACAAACGGTGGAACATCAGCATTTGGTCCCTTTAATGCTACGGGCGGTGCATTTGGCATAAGAGATGGCGCTGGCGGTGCTGGATTAAGTGGTGGCGGTGGTGGCGGTGGTGGTGGAAGTGGCGCTCCTGGTTCAGGTTCAGCAAGTTATATTATTGGTGGCGCTGGCGGTGCTGGTGGCGCTGCTGGTAATAATGGAGTTGCTGGGGTAACTGCAACAGGAGTAGGTCCGAGTGCTTCTCCGCGAGGTGGTCAAGGTGCTGGTGCTGGTGATGGCTCTACTGCTGCTAATGCTGTTTATTCACCTGGCGCTGGCGGTGGTGGTGGCGCTGGAACTTCAAATCCTGGTAGTCCTGTTGCTACTGGTGCCGCTGGTGGCGCTGCTGGCGTTCAAATTACTGGCGCGGGTGGAGCGGGCGCAAATGGAGCAACCGCGACTGGCGGTACACAAACAAGTGGTTCAAATGCTGTTGCACCAACTGGTTATGGCGCTGGTGGTGGCGGTGGTGGTGGTGGTGCTTGTGGAAATACTTTAGCAGCCTCTAGCGCTACATCAACTAAAAATGGAGATGCTGCTAGTGGCGGACCAGGCGTCATTTATTTGTATTTTTAATTATGTGGGCTATGTTAGATTACAACAGTAATACAGTTATTGCTGGATTTCCGCCTGATGTAAACCAGGCAGACATGTTAAAAGAGGCTGACGGTAGAACATTAATTACAATGACTTTAGAAAACAGCCCTGCATACATAGGCGGAACATACGAAAATGGTAAATTTATTCCCCCTAAAGATATTATTACCCAATGGATTAACAATAAAGGAGAAATAATAAATGAATGATTTTTGTGTTATTTCTGATAATAAAGTAGTAAATGTAATATTATGCGAAACTAAAGAAATAGCAGAATCAATTACAAATACATTATGCGTTAAATGTCCTTGGGGTGTTGGAATAGGCTGGACATACGAAGGGGGTAAGTTTGTTGCACCAGAACAACCTGTAAAAAGTTCTGAAGATCAAGAAAATACAACAGAATAAAATAAAAGGAGAAGGCAAATGAGTAAAAAAATCATTTTTAAAGCAAGAGATGAAAACGGTTGGGCTGTCCAACCAAAACCAATTCCTGCTTCTCAATTACTGCCCGAATGGTGGCGACCTATTCCACCTTATGAAACAACATTAGTTAGTGATGGTACTAAATTAATTGTTGAAAATTTAACATCTAATGTAAGTGCCAAAAAATGCGTACCTATGTTAGATGCTTTATTAACAGGTTATATTGTTACATTATGGACAGATGTTCAAGTAAGACAAATAAACGGAAATCCAAGAATTACTTGGAGAGTAAAAACAAATGATGTGTTTGAAGAACACGGTCCTAGTTCTAAGATGATTGAACCGCCAACAGGATATAGCAACAATGTTTTTAAGTATTACAACACTTGGATACCAATAACACCTAAAGGCTATTCAGTTTTAATTACCGCGCCTTTTGGTTACAGAAATACCCCTCTACAAGCAATACCAGCAGTTATAGATACAGATAAATCTACTTTAGAAATACTACCACCCATGTGGTTAAAAAAAGATTTTGAAGGAATAATTGAAAAAGGAACTCCTTTATTTCAAATTACTCCTTTTAAGAGAGAAAATTGGGATAGCGAATTCACTTATTACAAAAACAGTGATTATTTTAAAACACATGACAAAAATTTTGGTTCTACAATAGTCAATCATTATACAAAGTTTGTATGGTCAAGAAAAACTTTTAAATAATGTTTAATATTAAAAAAGTATATTTTGACGCATCATCTCAATATGTATTTGATGTATTAGAAGCACCTAAACCTGCTAAAAATTACATACCACAATGGTATAAAAACCTAACTTCTTCATGGAAAGACCAAGACGGTTGGGATCGGGCAGGAGCAAAAACATGTATGCCTTTTTTAGATTCTTTTGTATCAGGTTATATTCACGAACTTGCTTGTGATTTAGAAATTAAATATGTAGGCAAAAATGATGTAACAGGACAA